AGTCTCTCGACGCAACTTCTTGAGAACCCAATTATAGATACCATCCACCCTATGGGGGCTTCTGGAAAGGAATTGGATGTTGTTCATGGGGGTCCACCCGGCGGGGGCATCCTTGGTCGCACTTGTAAAAGTGTGACCAAGAGCGGCAAGATGTACGGCGGTCTTATCAAGAGTGAAATCAGGGTCATCAGACATTCGGAGGAGGTCATCATTGTAAACAACATGATGAACATCCCTACGATAGTCGGAAAAGAGAACGTCAAGAGGAGGAGCGTCTTTTTCACGTCGATAACGAATGTAACTGTACGTCTGGAGGGTTCGTGAGACAGGACTTCCAATGGTAGAAGTACCAGCATGGCCAGAACCAAAAGCGCAGGGAGAAAGGTACATCAAACCATTAACGATGGAAATCATTTCGTAGCTGAACAAGAGCCAAGCGCGAGCAGAATTACCGTAGCGGGTTCGATGTTCCGCCAACAAGGTTGGGAAGATATAAGTGGTAAACCATTTGAGATGAATCTCGGTGGTAACAATGCTAGAGATCTGTGCTCGATTTGAACCATCGAAATTGGAATAGTCACCATCGCCGACCTTAAGGTATTTTCTTATCAGTTTGATCAAGAGGTCACCATCCACGGAATTAAGGTCACTACCAAGGGCGTAACCATTCCGAATACGATTATTGACGAAAACTTGAGACATGGAACCAAAAAGCATTCTACCAACCAAAGTGATAACGATGCTATAATTGTTTATGGCTCGCGTTCGTTTTGGGATGTTGGTGGAAGTGCCGGGGGGGGGAGTCCAGGTAGCACTACTTCTTGGGACTAATTCTCTTAACTCATCTTTAGTGAAGTCTTGAACATAGTGATTGTAGAGTAAGGAACTTTCGGAATCACTAAAGAACTTCTCAACTTCAGCGGAGAGTTCCGGAATCGCGGTGCGGGTGCCATCGGGATTCAACTGAAAGAGATCAGATTTACCTCTAATAGCTTTATTCCAAGGCCAACCACTAGACGTATTGAGATCCAAAGGTTGAATCCCAAAAATGGGACAACCATTAATGGCTTCATCAA